TACGATCTGGGATACGAAGATAATTATCTTTTACCCAAGGTTTAGATGAAATATACATCTTGTATTTGTCGTAGATATCAACACCTGTATCATACTTGAATTCATCAGGTCCAGCAAAAACAAAAGGAGTAAGTTTTGATTCGTGAACGGGATCTAATGGTAAGATTTTATTTGCATGTGCAAGAGTATGCAGACATGAATGAATTTTCCCATATCGATTAGAATACTCTTCACATAGTGCAAGACCGTGAGCAAGCAACCATCTGGCATTTGCAACGGTTTCATTTGCCCAGATAGTGCAAGGGTGATTGCGGAATGCTCCCTTCTCTGTGGCATAGGGTGTACCGTCTACTTTAGGCAAAGTACCATAACCATGCCCCCACTTGTCTGAGGCGACTATAGAGAGCATCTGGCAGGTCTCCAGAGGCATCTTGACGATGTGCTTGTCTGGTAGAACCCGTGCAGACTTGGATGGAGACTCATCAGTGACAAAGATGTTCATAATAAAAAAATTGAATGATAAGGAAGTGATCGGAGACCGTCACTTCCCACAGTATGCAAACGGTTTGCGTTTACTCACTCATTCATCATAGGTAGAATCCGGTTCCAGTGCAATGTAATACACGAGATTTTTATCTTCTGAAACAAAACGGGAAAGTAGTTTGCTGGAGATAGTTACGTTATAGGAACCAGGAAGAATCTTGATGTTCTCAACTTTGAAATTGAGACAGAAGACTGCAGGAGTCTCACCAACCACAACAGCATAGTCATTAGAAGTGTTGTTCTTCTTATCACGAACAACAATCTTGACTACACCGTTCTCACCGATGACAGAAAGATCGGGAACACCATAGACTGCAGCAGCCTTCAGGAGTTTGTCCAGTTGTTGAGTATTCAGTTCAAAACCCACGTCTTCAGAGGGAAGAGTAATGGACTTATCGGGTGGAGTAACGATGACTGCAGGATCTGCAAAGAAGTATTTTGAACGAGTCTTACCCTCTCGGATACAAACATAACTTTCATTCTTGAAATCTAGTTGAGGATCCTGATACAGCGACATCGCATTCAGAAACTCATTCAGATTGTAAATACCAAAGTCACGTTCAAACTCTTCGTCGATGTTAACTTCCGCAAGGATGTTTTTCATCACACTGATAGTGCGGATAGTCTTACCCTGTTTGAACAAAATAGATTGATTGATACCCGCAAAGTTCTTCAGAAGGTTGAGGGTTTTGTCAGAGAGTTGCATATTAGTTGTCATTGGGGGTAGGTTTCACGTTGAGCGTTCTTGTCATTGAAGTGCATCAGAAGCACAGCATAGTGCAAAATCTTCATAATGTCACGACGGGCAGTGCCCTTCTTATCATATCGTGACGCATACTTGAGGATGTTACTGCGGCAGAATGCCTCACCATCACCACAAGCTTCGATAAGATCAAGAGTTTGAATCTTATCATCACCAGCAGAATAATGCTGGTCATATGTTCTAACAATATAATCTTTTAGTTCTTTGAGGATTTTTTCCTCACTATATTTGTATCGGTTGTTTTTTTCATCCATATTAAGATCGAAGGAGATAAGGTCTTCACTATCCGTATCAAAAGAAATGTAGTCAGTTCCTGCACCACCGAAGATACCATCCATATCAACCGGTTGTGCAGCGCCAATAAAAGTGTCTTCAGAGAAAGTACCACCTGTGAAGGTGATGGTGTCCCCAGACATGCCACCTAGCATAGTCATTGCAGTGTTCATAATGTAACCTCAGTAATTGTATCAAGAAAATGGAACATCGTCAACATTCTCAGAGGGCATCTGGAAGTCAACATCAACTTTATCATACAGTTCCATAAAGGACTGTTTTGTTTCCTCATCAAAACGATTCAGACAAACTTGCATAGCTTTAGTTTTGTCATCGAAAATTGAATATGCTTTGACAATGTGAACCAACCGTCTAGTGCTGATCACTTCCTCAATACCACCATCATAGAAGGTTTTGCGGATAATGTCTGCCCAGTCAGCAAGACGTTTGCAGAACTCATCATCAGAACACAATTTACTCAGAATCTTAGTTTCAGTAACGGCAGTAGGATACTCCTGTTCAAAGGTTACTGGAAATCGCTCAAGGAAGGCTTCATTGAGCACGTTAGTTCCAATGAATCGTCCGTCGTCTGAACCTTTACCTTTAGTATTTGCGGTTGCGATAACATTGAAACCTGCAGTGGGGAGTACAAACTTCCCAATTTTCTTGAGAAAGACTCCATTTCCTTCAAGGATACTTTGGAGACAGAGAATTTTGTTAGAAGCGAGGTCGATCTCGTCAAGGAGCAAGATAGCTCCTCGTTGGAGTGCTTCAATGACTGGGCCATTGTGCCAGACGGTTGCACCATTAACAAGGCGGAAACCGCCAATAAGATCATCTTCATCAGTTTCAATAGTAATGTTTACACGAATAATTTCACGACCCAATTGAGCACATGCCTGTTCCACAGAGAACGTCTTACCATTACCCGAAAGACCCGTAATAAACGTTGGATAAAAAATACGGGATTGAATAATTTTTTTAAGATCACTAAAGTTACCAAACTTGACGAAAGTATCATCCTTTTGAGGAACAAGGTTTTGTTCGATTACAGGCATTGCCGCAGGAGCATTATAGTTTATTTCCAAATCTCTTAGCGCATCCTGAGATACCTCAAAGTTCCACTTACCATGACCCGTTTTGTAGTTAGACAATCTACGAGTGACAGTCTGATAACCCATACTATTCATTGCACACCAGGCTTTGATGTCAGCACTAGTGATTGATTCTCCGTAGAGATCTTTAAGAGAATTGATCAATTGGTCATCTGTCATCTTGAGGCGAGTCATGGGTTGTGTTGTTTCAACAAATAAATTATAACTCACTTCTCCGTCTGATGGAAGGATTGTGGACAGTTCGTTAACTGTCTATAAGGTCTTTGACTTTACCATACTTCCATCGATTCCAATAATCATAGAGAGTTACTTCGATTTCTGGATCAATCAAATATAGATTGAACAAACATCTCTGTTGAGCAAGTTGAACTTCAGTATGTCCATACAAAAGATTCGTTGCATCTGTAGAAAAAATATTTGAGAGATTTACAAGTTTTCTACCTTTACCTACAAATATTTTACAGAACTTATCAGTTTCTTTATATAGATCAATTTTCTTGAATTCTACATTACAAGCTCTGAACCATGTCCAATAATTTATAAAATTTTGAGATCCACCAAAATAATTGATAGTATCCTTCAAGGATTTAATAAATGAAACATCTTTGAATATAGTCATGTCATCATGCAGATCACCCTGTTCATCAGGAAGAATATGAGTTTTACCAATCCAAGTAAAATTTTCCTTATATTGGAATGTTTTCATACACTCAAGTAAATTTAGATGTCGTTTACCCAAATCATCCTGTACAAATCCAGGTGTACTACCCCACTCATACAAGTGTCTATACCAAGCAAGACTTCTTTGATTGAAATCATAAACAACAATTTTAGATTTGGGATTGAGTTTCTTTTCCCTGAAGAGATCAAAAATCTTAAATCCACTTGCGGTATTCACAGCGAGATCAAAAGTACCCTCATTTACTATGCACATATCCTCACTATTGAACAACCAAATCTGATCCTTCACAGACAGAGCATCTTCAATAGACTTCTTCTGATTCCAGTTCTGACTATCATAAGTCGTCATGGTTTTCAGTGACTGTTCATATCGAGCAGTCTCATGTTCTGGATAATGGTAGAACTTATTGTGTCTGAGAGTTTCATTCAACATAACAACAGACCAATCACCTTCAAACATTGCTTTGAGGAGCTCCCATCCCTGTCCTGCAAATGGTTGTTTGGTTCTCTTCTTATCTTTATTCACCTTTACCCACAAAGGAGTGTAATCATGATGAAAATTTTCTTCACTTCTTTCCAAGACTGGTAAAAGTTCTTCCGACTCTCCTTGCCACGTACCAAAATCCGGTCTACCAACCTCTTTCCATGCATGAAGATTGACAATGAAGAACTGATGATGAAGTTCAGCCCAATGATCCGGTTTCATCAAACAATGTCCGGCAACTCCAAAGTCTTTATCTTTCATAATAAAGTTTCGGATTTCTCTATCATACTCAAAACTTTTAAGAATAGTTCCTGCAGCAAGAACTACACAATAATCATAACCAGCATCAGCAGTTGTTCCTAAAAGTTCTTTGATAGAATCGCCAAAGAAAATATCCGATTCTTTGTGAGCTCTCTTGAGATAAAACAAAGAAGAACCTTTAAATCGAAGATACATTGCAGTATTTTCAATCCTATCGAGTTGATTGTAGATACCATAACAGATCTTTCTATCTACATCTTCCAACTTTGTTTGGAGTTGTTTGTATGCACCTTCAACCAACTTGGGATTCACATCTCCATGAACAATAAAATGATACCTCGGTTTATCACTATTATTATAGACCGCATGGGTATTACCAATATCTAAGAATACTCCTCTACCCGATTTAAAAGGGACCTCTCCATAATCCTTAAAATAAAATCCACATCCTTCTGGATTATTGATTGCAATATTAAGTGGACCAAAAATTCTACCTTCTCCATCATCATGAGGCATGATATGTCCACCAGGTTCAATCTTCATGATCCGAACTCTATCAAATCTACGATATCCAAGTTTTTTTAAGAACTTAACACATGCAGGAAATTTTTCACATATACTTGTCCACCTATATTGGTCTGGACTCCCTCCATACTGATCATAATTTTCAGTAGCACTAGGACGTAATCCATGTAAGGTTAATCCTTTCCACCCCTCATGAGAATAGCTAAGATGTTTATCTTTCTCTCTATGTCCAACAAATGCATCATCGTTCTTAACGCACTCTCGGTACATCTCACTAAAATTATCCTTAAAATCTATAGTCAGATATGGCCAATCAGAGTCCCAAATATCTTCAGGTAAAGGTAGTGATGGATTCCAAATGGAATTTTTTGATGTAGAAATAAATTTTTCAAGAATTTGATTCATAGCAAATAGTCTCCCACTTCAAATACCATATGGGGCTTGATCCCCATGAATTTCAATACCAATAAATTCTTCTACTTTAGAAAAGACTTCAAGATTCCAACGTTTTTGTAGTTCTGGATCATGTCTCCATGCATCCAGATCCGAATTAATCTTAGTG